ATGGGGAGCGGTAACGCAGTCGATGCTAGAACATGCGCGGGAAGCAGAAATGGTGGCGCTTGATGCGGGCGCATCCGCCGAAGAAGCGGTGCGTGCGTCCTATGAACTGGCGGAAGACATATACCAGAGTGACTGGTTGCTATTCCACGCAGATGATTTTGACCTAGAAGACCTAGCCGGAACAGGCGGTAGAGCGTTTGACACCTTACCCAATAGAGCCGCCCAGATTCAGGCGGAGCGTGGGCAGACTCTGTTCATAGAGCCTGCTGCGTTCTTTGAATGGTTCCAAGCGGTGTCAGATAAACCGCAGACCATATATGGTGGGCCAACCCATGCGCCTTCCGTGTCGGCCTTGGAGGCGTTGGTCGAACGTCGCGCCAAATTGGTTGCCGATCAGCAGGCTACCGCGTTGGCATACCGTGAAACTTCTCAGAAGATGAAATTGGCAATGGACTTCGACGCTGAGAAAGCCAAGATCGAACTTTCTACGCCTCCTGATTCATGGGTTGCTTCTTTGCGTGATACGGAGAAGTGGCTTATCGATAAGGGTATGGCCGAGAAGCAGGCTCAGATCGATGAGGTTCTGGATACGTTGGCGCGCTTGGGTGCGCCAGTCGAAGTCCCCTTGGAAAACCTGCCGGATGATCTAATCGACTTGCGCCTTGCTGTAGGCGCCTTGGTCGAAGGTGATAACGCGATGTTGAACTTCGCGTTTGATGAGTTCCGGCGTAATGCTCAAGGCTGGACTGACTTGATTTCAAATCTGCCCGATCAGAAGTTGGGTGATCTTCACAAGATTCCTCAGGCGGAAGACATTATAGAGGACATCTTCCTTTCGGGCTTCAAGGAGTTTGGTCGCCTACAGGGCAACAGCACGTTGGTTGATTCGCTGATGGTGTCTGAAACATTCCGCGCTCGCGGTGGTGCTGCCGGGTTCTTGAACAAGTACGACAAACTACACAATCTGTTGCGCGCTTACATGATTGCGAAGCCCGGTTTCCACGGGCGGAACTTCTTGTCGGGCGCCTTTATGAATCATTTGGCCGGGATCGATTGGCGAAGTTATCGCCGGTTCATGCGCGCCTATTGGAAGTTCCAAGAGGAAGAGGCAACCGCTGCCGGGTTGCCGAAGCGCGCTGCTCGTATGCGTAAGGCAATGCGGGGTCGGTTCATACAGCCGGAGAATGTTGATGCTGCGGATGTAGAGATTGTTCGTGAACTGGCGCGGACGGGCAGTCTGGGTTCCGGCGGTGGTCAGGTTGCTACTGAGTTTGTGGAGTCTTCAGGTCGCGGGATACTGGCTAGTCGGCTTGCGCCGAACGCCAACATTCGTATTGGCGGGAAGGAAGTCAACGTCGTTGACGCCATGAACCCGATGAATACACGCAACGCTCCGTTGCGTTTGTCGAAGAACTTCGGTATGGCAACTGAGACTTTCTTGCGGGGGTCGCTGGGGTTCGACACGCTCGCAAAGGGTGGCAACGCTAGCGAGGCGTTCGACAACATTATGAAGTTCCACTTCGATTACGAGGATTTGTCGGACTTTGAACGCAATGTCGTAAAGCGTGTGGTCCCGTTCTACACATGGACCCGTAAGAACTTGCCGTTGATGATGGAGCAGTTTGCTCGTCGGCCAGAGGTGTTCAACCGCTGGATGAGTTTGAAGAAAGAAATAGAACTCATGTCCAAGGATGACGAAGGGGGAATCGTTCCGCGATGGATGGAACGTCAGGGCGCAATCCGGCTGCCGTTCAAGTACGACGGCGAGAACATGATGATCTTGCCGGATCTGCCATTCAAAGCGCCACTTGAACTCATTGATCCAGCAATGGCATTTGATAAGGATTTGGGATTCATGGAGCGCGCAGAGATTGCGTTGGGCAGTATCGGCACCCAGATCACTCCGCTCATCAAGGCTCCGTACGAGTGGAAAGCAAAGCAGAATCTATGGAAGGGTTACAACTATGACGGGCGCGCCGAGCGGGTGCCCGGTGCTTACACGATGATTCCGGGCATGATGAATCTGCTATCGATCGCTGGTATTGCGAAGAAGAACGAGAGGGGCCATTGGACAATGCCTGACCATGCCCTTCATTCGATGGCTCAGTTGTTGCCCACGTTCACGGATCATCGGCGGCTGTTCCCTGACGAAGAGAAGTACCAGCAGCGGGCGCTAAGCAACTGGATTTCTTGGTTCTCGGGTATTGGTTTGCGTACGAATACGAAGTGGGAGCAGCACATGGAAATGCTGTCTCGCTCCTATGACATGCGGGAAGAACGTAATCAGTTGCGGGCACTCAGGGGTGCGCAACTGTAAGTAGGGACAGAGTAGCCTTAGTACATGGACTACGTGTCGCGCGACCAATGGGGCGCTATTGACTCTGGGAAGCGCCTGAAGGGCTTCTGGCGCCCGGTGAAGGGTGTTGTCATCCATCACACCACAGGCCCCTCAGACGGCCCGTGGGGCCGTGTGAGAGGCCATGACAGGTACCACGTACACACGAAGGGGTGGGATTCCATCGCCTACAACTGGCTTGTGTCGGGGGTAACGGGCGAAATATTTGAGGGGCGCGGTTGGAAGCGCGGCGCCGCTACACGGGGATGGAACTCAAAGACAATCTCTGTCGCTTACATCGGAGATTCCGATGTGGAGTTGACGGACACCGGCAAGGACGCGATCCTTGCCGTCGTCGGGGCCGTTCGGGAACGGTATGGCAGTCACCTATGGGTCAAGAGTCATAAGGATTTCTCGCCTACAACTTGCCCCGGCGAAAATCTGACCGCGTGGGTAAACGCAGGGATGCGAACGGAGGATCAGCCAACGAGTAGCGCTATCGACTGGGCCGGAATCCTAAAGTACATTGTGATCGCTGGGCAGAAACATACGCCGATAAAGCGGGGGTCTACGGGGGAGTGGGTGGCTTTGGCGCAGAAGCGGTTGAATGACCGTGGCGCAGACTTGAAGGTGGATGGCATTTACGGACGCAAGTCCGTCGATGCGTGCAAGAAGTGGCAGAAGCAGTTCGCCGTGAAGGCGGATGGCGTTATCGATTCAAATACTTGGAGACTGTTGTGGACAACGTAAGGGATCTTATGGAGCGCGCGGCTTGGACTTTCGCGCAGAGTTTCTTGGCCGTGTTTGTCATTGGAGACATGGGCACGCTGAAGGTGGCGCTCGTCGGCGGAGCCGCCGCAGCCCTGTCCGTCCTGAAGACATACGCAAAGGGGCGCGTCGGCTAATGAGCGACGAATCGGAAGCCGCGTTTGCCAAATGGCAGGAGGAATACGGGTACGTGGCTACCGAGATTTACGACCAAATCAAAAAGACATCGCATCTGCTTGACATCGCTGACGGCAATCACGCTAAGTGGCACGGCGAAGACTTAGGCATACTGGTGGTGTTGCCCTACGAGCATGTCGCGGCGTTCGCTGCGGAGAATCTGATGGGCGACTTTGAACGCAGCCCGCTTCACGGGCATGTGTTCTCCACGATGACCGCCCTGATTATGGGCGCAATGGATGCCTTATGTGAAGACGATTAGTCTTCACGCATCGGCAGGTTGAAGATGTCATATTCTACCATCATGCCGATTACACAATAGCCAACGAGGTCGGTGAACGAATCCGCCAAAGGTTCGTTGGATGAGTCAGCGCCGTTAGAGATTAGGTTCTCAATGCGCGCGATCTTGTCGTGTATGCGCACAATGATTCCATCCCTACCGAAACGATTGATGTTCCCGTACCCGTAGTCCATCTGCTTGGCACGGAGCAGCGGCAGCAGGGATTCTGCTGTCGGATAATCCGTGAGGGCGTATTTCTCCGCATGGATGTCGGGTGATTTGAAGCCGTGGTCCTCCGCTGCCCGTATGGCAGCACACGCAAGCAGGACATAGGCCGTGTCCAGCACGGGTTCGTTGGTGTCGCTGAAGCAGTCCTCTTCGATCTGCTCGTAGCGCGCACGCATCAACTCCAGCGTGTCTTCAACGCTTATCTTTTCCTTGTCGGAAGGCACTTCGACATCAATGCGATATGCGCATAAACCGGCAGCATCTTCCCACGTTTCTGGACCGATTGTTGGTAGTTCTTCACTCATATAAATACCTCCTAATAGGTGAGTTTATGTCAGATTCCATTTCTTTCTCTAGGCGTACCCTGAGTTTCTTTAGGATTGAATCGCGCCTGCGCGCGACAGTTGTCTTGGGTATTCCAAGTACAAACTCAATCTGACGCAGGCTCATTCTTTCAAACAGGACAGCATTTAGCAGCCAGCGTTCCCATTCCTCCAGCGAATCAAGTGCGTCTAATACGATTTCTTGGAGGTCTATCCGTTCCTCCCTAGAGGTAACGGGTTCTTGGTGCGGCGACGCCCGTTGAAGGGCTTCGATTAGTGTTAGAGGACGAACCGCCCACGAGGGCGTGCCGTCCTCCAGACTCCCCTTCGCACGAAGCGGATCAAACAGTATCTCCTTCTTCACCACGAACACCAGCATACGCCATTGGGGAATGAAGATATTCTTCTCCAATGACGCGCGTATTCTTCGGGTCGTAGCCTGAAGGGTCGCCCTTCTCCCACGCTTCGTCGTAGTCGATCCAACCCAGAATCTCTACAGCCCGGAACTCCGGGGCTACGGGTCGGACTACGAACAGGACAAGGCCAAGGCCCAACTGGCGCTTGCGCACCGCAGCGTTGCTGCTTGTGCGTACGCGCCTGACCTCAATGTTCCGTCCCACATCCGCCATGCCTTTGAACTCTTCGTGACGGTTACCGGGCCAGACATGCCCTGACCAGTATTGGTTGGTCAGTTTCGCTACGGCTAGTTCACCGACGCACGCCGCAGCCTGCGCCGTGCGGTCGTCTTCCATCCGTTTCTTGTCGTAATGGGCAGCGTTGGCTTTACCCCAGTTTTCTATGTACCTGCGGGCGCCTACATGGAGTGCCCATTCGTACTCCCACGGGTGTAGTTCTACGAGGATCATTCCTTGCTCGCTTTCACTTGAACCACAAGCCGGTCGTTGGGGATTATTCCCGCACGCTGGCACCCATCCAAACATAGTTTGATGTAGTTGTCCAGATCGCCACGCAAGGGGGTTTGCCATTCGTTCAAGGAGCGGACAGTAACGTACGTCGCTTCTTCGCAAAACGTCATCTCCACCGCAACCGGTCCATCAAAGACCGGCGCGTTATCATCAAGCGCTTCAACGTAAGTCTTTTCCGCTTCGATGGTTTCCTTCGGCGTGTAAAC